CCATGTAGTTACTACAACACGACAATCAGTAATCTTTTCTTTACCAGAGTAAATCTTATGCACATCGTCGATACCGAACGTATCGTCATAAGAACTGTAGTCCAAGAAGTCTGAAGTCATCTGCTCTACCAACGATGTGGTAGGCACAATGATCAATGCTTTTTGTTTAGGGTCTGTGTCTAAGTATAATCGCATCAACAAGTAAATGATCAGCGATTTACCTGATGCAGTCGGTGACAGTAGTAACGCACGATTCTTTTCCATGGCGTGTTTAACCGCCGTGATCTGATAGTCACGTGGAGCGATGCGTTTATCTTTGGAGTGGAGGTTTAATGAGTCGATGAACTGAGCGAGAAAGTCGTCGTTAACTTCTTCGGTAACTTCCGGCATGCCGTAGTAGTCATCGTTCTCATATACAATGTCAAGTTCACGCACATCGGCGAACTCTTTGATGTATGGTAACAATCCGATATACAACTCTTTTGTGAGTTGATTAAACATGCGGATCTTACCATCCCAAATCTTGTTTCGGTACGCAGGCATGAACTTATAGCCTGGGACGAAAAATGTGAAGAAGTCAGATAACTCACGACCAGTGCCTGCTTCGCAGAACACTTGCATGAATACTTCATTTTTCTTTTTAATTCTGATCACTTCACTCTGTGTCATAATATCCTTTTATGAACCAGACTCCAGTTGTCGCCACTTAATAGCATTACCGATAGTCTGATGTCGCCATGTAATATGAGTCATGATCGATTCTAGTGCTTCGATCACTGACTTTATATAGTCTATCGTTGCTTGAGACTTTTGTAAGTCTTCGTCTGCTTCAAAGAAATATCCTAGATCGCTCTTTAATGGTTTTCTGGCGCCTTTGAATGGATCGTAGTCCCAACCACGTTCATCCATTTCTTCCTTTGTCATTACGCCCGTGAAGTACATCCACTTATCTTTAAGTAAAGTCTTTTGTTGCATCTCTTTACGTTTCAATTGCAACTTGGTCACCGAAAGCAACTCAAGATATTTTGCATGAATACGTGCTGTGGCGATAGAACCTTCACCCAAATCAAACGGATCTAATACAGAATCCTTCTTCCACATCTCAAGAATTTCTTCAAGGTTAATCATCTCACAAAACTCCAAATCAAATAATCATATTATACAGTATATAGTGAGGTTATACAATAGGGAAGCTGACAGGAATCCTTTGGAACTTAGAGGTATCGAACTCTGGAGTGACGTCGTAAGAATCGTATCGGAATGTCACCGTAAATGATGCATACTGAACTTCGGTTTGTCCAACATCGAATGCAATTCCAGACATACTGTTGGGATAGCAGTTTTTAAATGTAACTGTTCTGGTGGCATTATTATTACTGTTGAGTATAATCAATGATACATCACATACCAAGTCGTATGGACTGTCTGTATTGACTGTATCATTCAACCACTTGTAGATAGCTGCGAAGTTGTCCATCTTCTCGTCACATAGAACACTAGCGGTGAATGGATCATACATCAACTTATCTCCACCAAGCATGATGTTCAACTTTGGTGTAGGTAGATTAGCCTCACCGACTGATACAGTAGGTAAGTCTACAGATTGTAGATAAAATTCTAAACCTTTTAATTCTGGTTTAGTAAATACCATCTTGAATCCAGTAGGACTCAGGAGGTTAATATTTGCATCTAATGCCATAATATGTTCTTTCTATTTTATTAACTAGCGTCGAAGAAATATGCAGCTCCAGCGCCCCAGGCAATAGCAGCATCAGCCCAAGCACCAGTAATTATCGTATTACCAGATATGCCTGATCGAAAACCAAAATACATACTGTCTCTTGAATCCGATGCTTGTATTTTAATTTTTTGCGTCCAAGTACTACCTGACCCAGTAAATATAAAAATCGAACCACGATTTAAACCTACAGTTGAATCACGATCAGCTCCAACAACTATAGTTCCATTTTCTATTGCTACTGATTGGCCAAATCTAGCTCCTGCTTCTACAGGCGATGATTGCAACCTTGCTTGCTGTGTCCAAGTAGTACCTGATCTGGTAAAGACATATACAGCACCAGCATTAACACCACCACTATCACTACTAAAAGCACCAACAACTGCTGTATCGCCATCTATATCAACTGCCATACCAAATACATCATATTGCGCTGGATCGGATGCTACTAACTTTGCTTGCTGTGTCCAAGTAGTACCTGATCTGGTAAAAATATAAACAGCGCCAGCATCTTGGGCAGGAGTATCTTCTCTAGCACCAACAATTATTGTGTCTCCATCTATTTCAACTTTTTCACCAAACCGTTGATTCGCTTCTCTAGTCGATGCTTGTAACTTGGCTTGTTGTGTCCAAGTAGTACCTGATCTGGTGAAGACGTATACAGCACCAGCATCATTGAAACCAGTGTCTTCATTGATAGCGCCAACGACAGCAGTATCACCACTTATAGATACATCAAATCCAGCGTAATCATTTACCTGTCTATCGGATGCTATCAACTTTGCTTGCTGTGTCCAAGTAGTGCCTGATCTGGTAAAAATATAAGCAGAACCTTCAAATTGAATATCATTCGTTTCCGTATAAGCACCGACGATTGCCGTGTCACCATCTATATCAACAGACCAACCAAAGTTAGAATTTGCAGATAAATCGGATGCTGTGAGTTTTGCTTGTTGTGTCCAAGTGCCGCCTGATCGGGTAAATATATAAGCAGCACCTGCCGCATTAAGGTCATTAGGGTCCGCATACATAGCGCCAACGATAGCGTAATCTCCTGATACCGATACATCATAACCAAAGTTGTCGAGTTCAGCTACATCAGATGATACTACTTTTGTTTCTGTTGTATTAGTCCAATCTGGACCAAACGACAATGTAAAGCTACTTGCGCTGGTATCAATATTAACGCCGTCAGATGCGGTGAATGTTAAATCAAATGTAGCATCAACTGTTCCAGGAGTAATCGTAAATTCTCCACCGACATTCGTGATACTAGTGTCTTCCAGTGATCCGCCGGTGACTTGGTATCCCCAGACAATTGGCGTTCCTTCAGGATCAGTAGCAGACATGGTGATAACGGTCGGAGTTCCATCGGCGTTTAATGTATAAGACGCATTAGCACCGGCAGTGATAGTAGGTGCAGTATTAGCTAATGCAATTTCAAACCAACCATTTCCTGTCCATAGTCTGAAGGAATTATCTTCTGCTACGAATGTGGTATCTCCAGGATTATTATTGACCAGAGGTAGATCGGCAGCACTCTCGAATGCAGTTACCGTAGAGATAACATTCTCTGGAGCAGGAGTGGTTGCAGCCGTCCAAGAATTAGTCTCAGAAACGTATTTGTATGTACGACCAAACTCTGTATGAAGATCGCCGTTAGATGGGGATGTTGGAAATGCCATTTTATGTTCTTTCTATATTAACCAGCAACAAAAATATAAGCAGCGCCAGATGAAGTGCCACTAGAATTTTCATTATAAGCGCCACTAATCACCGTATTCCCAGATATTGCTACTTCATCACCAAAGAGATCATTTGCTGCTGCATCAGATGCCTGTATCTTAACCTCTTGTGTCCAGGTAGTACCATCTCTGGTAAAGATGTATGCTGCACCAGCATTAGCACCACCAGTATCTTGTCTATGTGCAGCAACAACCACTGTATCACCTTCCATTGCAACTGAGTTACCAAACCAAACGTCTGCTGCTGCATCAGCTTGAATCTTTGCTTGTTGTGTCCAGGTAGTACCGGAACGAGTAAAGATATAAGCTGCACCAGCAGCATCACCACCAGTGTCTTCTGCTGGTGCGCCAACAATTGCAGTGTCACCATCTACTGCAACTCCCCAACCAAAATAATCACTTGCTTGTCTATCAGATGCCAGTATCTTCGCCTGTTGGGTCCATGTGGTTCCGGATCTAGTAAAGACATAAGCAGCGCCAGCATCAGAACCGCCGGTGTCTTCATATACAGCAGTAACAACTACAGTATCACCAGATATTGCGACTGCAGTACCAAAATTATCACCTGCTTGTTTATCTGATGCCTGTATCTTGGCCTGCTGTGTCCATGTAGTTCCTGATCTGGTATAGATATAAGCTGAACCAGCAGCATCAGCACCAGTGTCTTCACCCCAAGCACCAACAACTACAGTATCACCATCTATTCTGACTGAAGAACCAAAATAATCACTTTGTTCTACTTCAGATGGCTGAATCCTAGCTTGCTGCGTCCATGTAGTTCCTGATCTGGTATAGATATAAACAGCGCCAGCATAAGAGATAATACCGTCTGGACCTCGATCTCCTCTAGCACCAACAACTACAGTATCACCAGATATTGCAACTGAGTAACCAAAGTAATCATACGTTTCTGAGACGGATGGTAGTAACTTGGACTGTTGGGTCCATGTAGTTCCGGATCTAGTAAAGACATAAGCAGCGCCAGCATAAACTTCGCCAGTTCCTTCCTTTGATTTTCGACTAGCGCCAACAATTGCAGTATCACCATCTATTGCAACAGAGTCGCCAAAGTAATCACCAAGATAAATATCAGACGATTGTATCTTAGCTTGTTGTGTGGTTAATGTCCAATCTGGGCCAAACGATAATGTAAAGCTACTTGTACTGGTATCAATATTGACACCATCGGATGCAGTGAACGTTAAGTTAAACGTTGCACCTATTGTTCCAGGAGTAATTGTAAAAACATTATCCACATTAGTAACTGTAGTGTCTTCTAATGAACCACTGCTAACAGCATAACTCCATGTCAAAGGCAATCCTTCAGGATCGTTTGCAACTAATGTAATAACAGTTGGTGTGCCATCATTGTTTAATTCGTATGTAGCTAATCCAGAATCAGTAATAGTAGGATTAGTATTAACCAATGCAATCTCAAACCATCCAGATCCGCTCCAGATGTATAGTCTATTAGTGTCGGATACATATCCTGTCCGACCTATGGTGTTTCCTACCATAGGAAGATCTGCAGCATTAGCTACTACGACTGGAGCTGGTATAGATTCTCTGACAGTGGGAGTAGATGGACTGGATACGGGCATCCATGTAGATGAAGATGATTTATATACGAACGTTCTACCAAACTCTATTGCAGTTTGACCGTCTGTTGGATTTATTGGAAATGACATTTTATACCTTTAATTAGAGATCCCAAGCGAATACTTTACCAGCTAGTATATGAGAGTCAACCTGTGCCTTAGGGTCAGATACCCACAACTTATCTTCGGTCATTGCGACGGTTTTGTAACTTTCTCCGCTAATGGTCATAGAAACTATAGGGCCCTTTCCAAATGTTACTCCATTAACATTATCCGGTCTATAGAGTGTGGAAACTAAATTGCCCGTAGCTAAATCAAATACAAATACGCCGCCTGTAGGTTTTCCAGCTTCAAGTGCGCCAGCTTCCATGTCAGGAGCTGTTCCAATATAATACGTTCCATTAACTGCAACTTGAGAAGGGAACGCATCA